TTGCTTGCCCCGACTGGGCTTTCATTGATCGAGGCCGTAAGGGTGGTGGTGAAGCAACTCACGCAGACCGGCGGTTCCGAGACATTTGAGGAGAGGTACCACCGCGCAGTGGCCAATGGTAGTACTCGCTGGTCGAAACGCTACCGGCAGGACATGGATCGGCTCCTGCGGTGGCTGCCGAAGAAGTTCCTATCCCTCCCCTGCGGGACGATCGACCGCGCGGTTGTCGAGGCGGCGCTTGTGCAGGATCGGCCATTGGCTCGCTCCACGATCGATGCCAGGGCGACGCGGGTGCTGGCGGTTCTTCATTACCGCGAGCGGCACCGGAAGAGCACCGAGATCAAGATCCTCACGCTGGCGGAGGTCGAGGCGGTGCTCGGTCATTGCCAGTCGGTCGAGGAACGCCGTGTGGTGGCGTTGTTGGCGTTTTCTGGTATTCGCCCGGACGCAGAGTCGGGAGAGATCGCGCGGCTCGACTGGGAGGCTGTGGGAGCGAAAGAAATCTACATTGCGCCGGCGACATCGAAGACCGGATCGGACCGGCACATTCCGCTGACGCCTCGGCTGCGGGCGGAGATCGACGGCCACCCTGCCGAGGGGCCGGTGCTGCCTGCGGGTTGGCGGCGAGCATGGCAGCGGATACGGAAGGCGGCGGGCATCGCGGGCGAGCAGGACATTCTCCGGCATTCGTTTGCGTCGCACTATCTCGCAGCCACCGATGAGGCGCGGGCAAAGGCAGCGATGGGACACACGGCTGGCAGCTCGACGCTCTTCCGGCACTACCGGCGGGCGGTGACGCTGGCCGATGGGTTGGTTTATTTCGGGCTGTGCGATGATAAAAAGAAACGTACGAAAAGCGGGTGAATCTGAGTAATAGGTCAAGGACAGCTTGACCTGTGGTGCGGATCTCAAGCCTTTGAGTAAAGGTTGATGGTGGTGCCGTTGTGACGCATGGTTCGCTTTTTGAGCGCGCCGTTCTGCTCCATTCTCATGAGTTTTTGCCTCACGCCTGAAAGCGTGAGCTTGGGGTTTTTCTTCCGCGCCTCCAAGTAGGCGTCCTCCGCCGAAAATTCGTCTTCCCTTTGCGGCTCTTGGAGGATTTGGGAGAGCGCGAAATCGAGCGCTGAGATGTTTCCGATTTTCTTGGCCATGTTATTTCGCCGTGTAGACTCTGGGGTGGACGATCGGCAGTTCGCCCTTCTCGACCGATCGCCAATCGAGGATGATGGCGGATGGCTGCGGGATCGCGGCAGGGACGACCTTGCGCCCGAAGCGGGTGATCCCCTGCCATGCGCCGGTCACGATGCTCATCGAGTTGCCGTCAGACCACACGCCATGCCGATGGCGGTGCGCCCGGCAGATCACCTTCGGGATCGGTCTACCCATCCGCGCCGCCTCATGGATCTCGACTCCGAGGTTGATGGAATGCTGTGCCGCTTCGAGGTAGGGGCGCGAGGTGGTGCCGATGTGGTGGGCGAAACTGCAAAGGCATCCATTCACATCGAGGTCGAGGCGATCCCAAGCGTATTGGCCGGTCTGCGGATCGCGGGTGCCGCCTAGTGCCGAGCCGATGCGGATCTCGTCATTGCGAGTATGGCATTCTGTGCCTTTCACCACATGCAGGCGGGCTGCTTTGTCTGCTAGCGGTGCAAGCACATCGAGCACGGCGGTTGTCTGGTCGCCGACATCAGCGCTCATGACCTGCAGGGATTTGTGGTGGATGCCTTCCACAAGATCGCCATTGAGCACGAGCTCGAAGTCGTCCTTGCCGATGGTGGTCTTTGCCCAGCCCAGCATGTCTTGCCAGCATGCCCAGAGCCATTCTTGGAATTTGTTCTGCCCGATCGGGAATCCTTCGTTGGCGACGAATCCCTCGGGCCAGAGTCCGACGGTGCTGCCGATGTGGAGGTCGGAAAGTAGAAGGATGACTTTGGACTTGGCTTTCATTTTTTGCGCTTGGTGGTGAGGGCGTCGTAGCTCGGCCAGAAGATGGTATCCATCGCCCTCACGATCGCTTCCTCGGGGAGCTTGTCGATGTAGGCGATGCCGGAGAGTGAGAGAGCGGCGTGAAGCATTTCGTGGCGGAGGGTTTGTTGCATCACATGTGGTGGCCCTGGGCGGATCGCGATGCGTAAAAGGTCGGGGTCGTAGTGTCCGAAGTCTGGGATAGAGTCATCGACTGCGACCTCGATCGTGTGTCCTGCCATGCGGATGCTTTTGGGCAGCGTCATTCGATGAAGGGTGGCGCGTCAAACAATCGGGCCGTCGCAGAGGATGTACGAAAATCCTTTCTGACCCGCCTTCTTCATCTCCGAGCGGGTGAGCGTGTAGAAAGCGTCCCATTGATCCGGCGGGATGGTTTGGCAGCCGAGCGAGCTGGTCGAGTTGCGTGAGCCGCGATGGATGTTGATGGCGATGCCTTGCTTGATGCCGTCTTGTCCATCGCGCATGACCGGCAGGGCTTCTCCTTTCGTGTTCGGGCGGAAGGCAGGATAGCCGCCGCCGGGCTTCGAGATGCCGTGGTTGCCGGGCTTGTACGGGTGGACGCCTGAGATCAGCGAGGCGATGCCAGGGCGATGACGGCTCGGGTCGGTGTTGGCATTGAAGGCGGCGAAGGTTTCGGGGCCGACGACGAAGATGGCATCGTCGTAGATGCCGCGGTCGTTCTTGCCTTTCGCGCCCATGGTGTCGCGGTAGTAGCCGCGAATGCCGACCACGAACATCGACGGCAGCAGTTCGTCGGGGTAGGCGCGAACCCACACCTTTACGGCGGCGGCCATGACCGCAAACTGTTTGGCTCGCGGCTTGTTCATGGGTCAGTTATTTTTCGGCGATGATCTCCAGCACGCGGAGTGCGGCGGGAGCGTCGAGCGTCGCATCTTTGCTGCCGTCCGGGTTAACCCGTAGGGTGCAGCTTGTCATCACAGCGACGGCTGCCCAGATGAGAAGCGAGGCGATCAGAGCCCAGATGAGGCCGACTCGGTCGGAATTGGTTTCAGAGTTCATCGCGGTAAGTTTGTTTTTCAGAGGTGTCGATGTAGCTGCGGGCGGTCGTCAGCGCGGTGCCGAGTAGGCCAAGGGCGAAGCCGATCACCTGCTTGGTGTCGGCGAAATTGATCGTCGCGAGCCCGGCAGATCCGGCGCTTACCACGGCGATGAGGACATACAGGACGAGGCGGAGGGTGCTTTGTTCGGGTGTCATGTTTTTATCGGGTCAGGTGTTCTTTCACTTCACGGAGGATGTCAGAATTTTGGGCGATCACTTGGTGGTTTTGCGCCGTGATCTCGACGAGTTTTTTGAAGTTCGCATCGCGTTCGAGATCGCGTTGCTCGAACTTGGATTCAGATTTGTCGAGCCTCGCGACGAGCCAGCGCAAAGCAAACAAGGCGGCACCAAGCGCACCGAGCGGCCCGGTGAGGATCTGCATCCATTCGGGCATTTCGAGCGACTCAGCGGTGATCGATGCCAGCTTTCCGCCCGCCACGCCGGAGAGCATGACGGTCGCTGCGGAGAGGGTGTTGGAGGTGATGGTCATGCCCAGAAAATGTTAGGTGTGGATTCGTCAGTCGGGCGTTGTTCGCCGGAGGCAGATGACCACGCGATGAACTGCTCGCCGCCCTCAGGAATCGGGATGCCCACAAGATCTCTGAACAGCACCCACCATTGTCCATCGCCGTTGTGCTCGCCAATGATGCAAAGCGCGTATTCGTGGGACGCAAGTGTGATTTGCTCATCGCCGTCCTCGTCGATTACAGCAAAGCCATTCGCCAGCCCGAACTGTACTGCGGTGGCGCGGTCGGGGAATTTTAGCAAATAGTCGGTCATACTGTAAGGGCTTGGAGTTTTGCGTCTGGCAGGCGTTTGCGGTAGTAGCGGATGGCTGCGATGTGTATGCCAAGCGTTCCGATGCTCATCGAATTCGCCCCTGCGAGAATTTCTGACGGTGGGCTATCGGCTGCACTAAGGCTTCCGTTCAAAGCACCTCTGATGTCGTCCGTTTTATAGGCTAGCGCAGCCCGTGACTCTGGCGTAGGGGATGTTGCAAATGACTGATATTGTATCACGCCTGCTTTGACGCCAATGAACTCAATCGGGCTGGAGTCTCCGGTTTTGTTCCCGTTGGTTCCGATCTGAAATCTATTACCGCTCGCGTCAGATGAAATGGCAAACCTTACTATCGAGACATAAGCAGTCCCCCGTCGAAACTCTGATGCCACTGCCACGACTGTCCCCTCACTCTGATTATAGAAGTTATTAAAGTCCCCCCCCGTAATACTACACACATCCGCGCTGCGAGCCAATGTGCCAGTCGTCGTCGGGATGTAGGAGGTGGCGAAGGAGCCTGCTTCGATTTGACCTCCCCAGACCTCATAAACAGAACCAGATACGCGCGTTGTGCTGTTATTTGCGATAGCAGATATTACAGTTAATGTAAGTGAATCCGTAGCTGGATAGGAAGCTGTAATTGAAACTCTATACCAACTATTACCAAATGGTGTGACCTGTGCGGATAATGATGTTGGAGTTCCTACCGCAACTGCTAAAGTTCCAGCGGCTCCTGTGGCAAGATTCACCCAAAAATTAACAGCGTGTGCAAATGATCCTTGCGCCACCTGAACCCGCGCCCAGTCGGTGTTATTTCTTTTTAAGAATACACTTGCTGTATGGAGTCCAGTAACAGAAGAAGTTGCAGGCGTTGTTAAATTAGCATTCCCTATTCCACCAAGAAATCCGTTGGAAGAACCATCTGGCGCGGTGGTGGAACCGTTGTTGGTGACCGTTCCATTTGCATTTGGCCACAAAGACGCATTGCCAGATTGTGTTATCAAATTAGTCCTCGACTCCTCGATCAGCAAGCCACGGCACACGCCAGCAGAGGTGTGGTCGAAGCGGGGGCCGCGATAGCCGATACGCCATGAGGTGAATGTTCCCGTTCCGCTCGCGGTCGTCATGTTGCAAACCAGCGACTGCGTGCTCGGTGTGTAACTGGTCACAGTCCCCGTCATGATGTTCGACCCATTCGATGCCTCAACCGCATCGCCAGCGCGCCAGAATTGATCCTGTCCGGCGGTCGCTGCCAGCACGAATGTTTTGCTCGCTACGCTGATCGAGTTCGAGGTGGTCGAGGTATCGATACCGTGGATCAGACCATCGCTGCCGATGTAGGTTGCGCCACTTCCTCGCGTAAAAGTCGGTGTCGGCCCACGACGAGCGGTCAGCGTCTTGTCGGTGGCAAAGCGCAGGTCGAGGGACAACTGGTCGTTGCTCGACAAGTTCGACCGCGATGTCTTAAGGATCATCATACGAGGTTGCCGCTCAAGTTGTAGACTCCGCTTGCGACGCGCATGAGCGAGGCCGGTGCGTGCTGGCCTGCGGTGGCGAGCAGGTTGCCGAAGGAGTTGATCGTTGCGCCGGAGCCAGCGACGAAGGTCACGCGGCCTGTGCCTGCTTGAATGATCATGCAGGAGAACCCAGCGGCGAGCGTCGAGGGGACGGTGATCGTCACGGCGGATGATGCTGTGCAGCGGACAACGCGGTTGTTGTCGGTATCGGCTAGGGTGATCGATGTCGCTGCGTTGTCGGCGATCGTCAGCGAGGGCTCTGGGCCGGTCGGGCCGGTGCTTCCGGTTGGTCCTGCTGGGCCTGTTGCACCAGTTACTTTTCCGAGATTGAGTGTAGGCATGTTCGTGAGTGATTAGGTGTCAATAGCTCATGAAGAGGTCGCCCCCCTCGATGTAGAAGGTGTAGGTGGGTGCTGGCGTCCCGGCTGGGCCTTGCTCCCCTTTCGCGGCGAGAAGATCCCAGAATGTGCTGCCAGCAAAAGGCGTGTCGCCTACATTGCCGCCGTTGGAGTTCTTCCGGTAGAAAAGCTCGCCGTTGTAGGTGACGACATCGCCCACGGCGTAGGATGCGCCGCCGCTGTAAGCGCCGGTGTAGTTCCACAAAGCGTCATTACCGGCTGGGCCTGTTGGTCCCTGCTGCCCGACGCTTCCGGTATCGCCTTTGAGCCCCTGTGGCCCCTGTGGACCCTGTGGACCAGTGAACGGCACGCCCGGTTCAATGGTGTGGATCTCGACACTGCTGGTCGTCTTGCGCGTGACATCACGCACGAGCTTGATCCCGCCCAGCGCGACGGTGCGAACCTCGCCGGTGCTGAGGCTTTGTGCTTGGATGTCCCAGATGTAGGTGGCTGAAGGCAGCGCCAGTGTGTCGGCCGGCACGATCTCGACCTCGGCGGTGTTGCCGGTCACTGAGATGCCAGCACCTGTGACTTTCTGGAAGACAGCCGCGTCGTCTGAATCCTGCGCGCTGCGCTTGGCCGTGAAGATCAGCGACCACGCCTCGCCGGGCGTGAAGTCATCGCCAGCCCATGTGAGCGGTATCTCGTGGCTCGTGCTGTCGCCGATGTACTGGGTGAGCTGCATCTTCGATGTGGCGGGTGTCAACGGCTCTTAACCGAGCAGGGATTTCTTGATCACCACTTCCATGGTGTCGCTACGGATGTCTGAAATGCTCTCGCCTGTGCCGGTGGTGACCTTGAGTTCGCAGAGGCCCTTGATGTCGGTCTCGTTGCTGGCTTCGACCTTGCCTTCTGCGTCCATTTGCTCGACGGCATCTTCGTCGTAGTAGTCGTCGATCAGTGCGCCAAACTCGGCGGCGACCCCGACGACACGCATCTTGTAGTAAGCACTGGATCCGGTGCCGACCTTGGTGAAGGCGTCGCCTTCCATAAGCAGAGGACCACCGATCTTGGAGGCGACTCCGAAACGCATGGCGGTGGGCTCTGGATCGACGGACTTGGTGCCTTTTGTAAAGCGCAGGTTGAGCCAGAGGATTTCGCCGCTCTTGATGAGAAGGGGCTTGTCCTTGGTCGAGTTCACCACGGTCGCGCCGGATGCGATGGTTGCTTCGGCTTTCGGCGGGGTGAGGCTCAATTCACGGGTCTGGAGATCCATGAAGACATCGACGCCTCCATTTTCTAAGAATACCGGTGGTGGGGTTGGCGCGGTGGAGGCGGCGGCCACATTCACGCGCAGGGTCTTGGATGTGCCTGTGCCGACATTATTGGTGGCGGTGAGAGTCAATAGGTAGATGCCCGCAGCTGTTGGTGTACCGGAGATGAGGCCGCTGTTGTTGATTGTGAGACCTGCGGGGAGACCAGTCGCCGTGAATGACTCAGGATCATTGGTGGCGCGGATCTGGAGGTTGGTGGCGGTACCGACCTGCATGCCAGTGGAGAGGACATATGCCTGGCCATTCCATGGCGCATCCAGCCCGGTTAAGTCGATCTCTGAACGGCCTTTCTCGACGGTGATGGTGATGGTCTTTTGTTCGTCGATGAGTGGCGAGCTCCAATCGGTGCGGTAGGAGAGCTTGATGGTCACCTCGTATTCGCCATACAAGTTCGGCGTGCCGGCGATTCGGTTGCCTTCCACGAAGTCCATGCCCGGAGGTGGGCTTTCGACATGCCATTGGACCCAGTTCAAATTCTGCCGAGCCATCAAGTAAATAGTCCGATTTTCAAACGCGCCGATCGTTATGTCGGAATTGGCGATAATCGAGGTAAAGACTGGATCAAGCGAGGTGGGGGCTTCATTAACGATAAATGGAACCGTGAGATAAGTGGTGCCTTCGACTTGGTACAAATTCCCAGATGCGGGAATTGGGTTGTAAAGAGTGAAATCGGAAAGCTCGATTTTGATCAGCGCATTTTGCGTTCCGGTTTCTGTTGGTGCGCCGATGATGTTCGCGGTTTCGACTAGGTTGCCGTCGAAGGATAAACCATCGGGCATCGAGACGCTTGTGAATCGGATGTGGTTGTTGTATCTGGTGAATGAGTCTTTGAGGACGGGAACAGGCATCGTCGAGTTGGCGAGCGGCGAACCGTTGCCGAGTTGCCCGAACGAGTCCGATCCCCATGTGAAAAGGTTGCCATCACTGGTAATGACTGACGAGTGGTAGCCGCCTGCCTCGACAGCGATCGGTGTTTTGCCATTGAGGTGACCGCCAGCAAACACCTTTACTGCGGTGGTTGAGTTTAGCGTAGTGCCGTTTCCAAGTTGGCCGTTGGCATTGCGCCCGACTGCTGCGACTGTGCCATCAGAGCACAAGAACAAGGTGTGCTCCATGCCCACTGATACATCCGTGATCGTCTTTCCGGCCAAGGCTCCCGTCATGCTGACCGCTGCCCATGTCGTTTGGCCGATTGCATTGCCATTGCCGAGCTTGCCATAGGTATTAGCTCCAAGTCCGGCGATGGTGCCATCCGTGCAGATGGCAAAGATGCGATCGATACCCCCGACAAGGCGGCTCACGGTCTTACCTGTCAGCGCGCCGTTCAGAGTGACGCTTGAAAAAGTACCGCCTACGGCAGTAATCACAAAGATTGTTCCGTCTGAGCATAACGCATAAACAGCAGTGGCAGATCCTTCCAGTTGGGTGATCGTTTTGCCGGACAACGCGGCGACCTGGTTAGATTGGAAAAGTGAGTATTCTGTGATATTCGAGGTAACTCGTCTGTTATAATAAAGACCATCGGATTTTCTAACTACTCTGTAATGAGTCCAATAATCAGTTCCCGTAACAGCGAAATCAAGAACGCCAGCAGTTAGATAAACCGGTGAAGCGACCGTGCTATTAGTATTAGACAAGAACCCCCAGCCAAAAAAATCACCATCTGCACTTAAAGCATAGCTTGTAGCATACAGTGCGTCGTACCCGCATTTGATTCTGGTGATATTCTCTAGGCTTAAAGCGCCACCCGTAATGACCTCAACAGGGGTGTTTGAGTTGTTTTGACTGTTGTTACCTAGCTGGCCATATGTATTGCGACCAAAGGCCGCTAGCGAACCATCCGAATTTAATACGATGGTGTGATTCTCCCCTGATGAAATTTTAGAAACACTCTTGCCTGCCAATACACCGCCATCTTGTGAGATTGGATTTCCAGTGTATGGATAGGTCAGCGACTCTCCTGTGATCCTTTTGAGATCCACAGAATTTGCCAAGTTGATCTCGGCGGTTTGGTCTTTGTAAATTGAGATCCCATCGGTGATCCCAGTCTTCAATTTGGCGGTGATAAGGTCACTTGGCATGTTTTAAGCGATTTCGAGTTCTGCGGCTTCCATTTTGAGCGAGATCGCGCCGCGTGTGCCTTCGCGATCTTCGGTGTCGAAGTTGAGGAGGCGGGCGCGGATAGCGAAGGCGGAGTTGCTTGGCGGCGTCGCGTTCTGCGAGCGGCCGTAGAGGGTGCTAGTGGCACTGAGGACTGAGCTGGCATCGCTGGATACCGAAAGCCCGAAGCTGTGCTCGACGATCGTGCTGGAGAGGATGAGGCGCTGTGAAATGATCGGCGTGGCCCACTGAAGGCTGGCAAAGTTCGGGCCGTAGTTGCTGCCCTGCGATGATTGCAATGTGCCGAAGGCGACTTCCAGCATGTACTGGGCGCGGGTGTTGCCGAGCAGTTGCAGTGATGGCTTCACGCTCAAGCTGAGGCTGCGTTTTGCGGTGAGCATTTCGGCCGCGATCCAGAGCAGGAAGATGTCGTGCTCGTACTCGACTGGGAAGTAGCTGTTGCCGTTCTTGCGTACCTCGTACATCACCGAGCCATTGCTGGCGATGTAGCCATTAGATGCCACCGGCCATGCCTTGCGGTTGCGGGCCGAGGGGATGAGCCATGGCGTGCTGAGTTGCTTTACTTGCCCGGCGAAGGTTTCCACGGCAAACGGCGGCGCGGCTGGCGAGACCGTCGCATCGTGAACGGCACCCAGTAGCGGCAGGCGGCCATTAGGCAGGGAGGATCCCGCAGGAATCGTGATGTCGATTTCCTCAATCTGCATCTTGGTGCCGCTGGTCTTTTGATCGTTCTGGCCGGGGCCGGATGCGATCACGATTGTTTCCAAAGTCTCCACACGGCTGCCGATGTCATCGAGCAGGAGGTTCAATCCTTCGATCTGCTCGATGGTGTGCGTGTGCGCCTGGAAGGCCGAGATCGGGCCGGCAGTGGTGATAGTCGCCACATACTGGTTAGCTGTTGGTGGCGTCTTGAACTTGATGGTGAGGTCATCCTCGCTGTCGAGGGTCACAGCGTAGGAAACATAGAGGTCTTCGCCATCAACGGAAAACTGCCGATCAACGATAGCTGACTCGCCATCGTTCTTGCGCAGCGTCACATGCAGGTCGCGGGTGCCGAGGTTGTGGGTGAGCGTGTACTCGGTGTTGGTGCCGTCGCCGATCGGGGCGACATAGTGCTGGCTGCCGGTGATGATCTGATCCTCGGTGAACGGAATGTAGGTGCGACCGTGTGGCGGGCGCAGCCAGTCGATGTTGGCGGCGGCTTCCAGACCTTCCCAGTTGAGCTCGCGGATGATCCGTACCGGCACGCGGATCGGCGTGATGGTGTAGAGGGTGTCGGGATCGTTCTCGTCCTCGATGGTCATCTCGACCTCCAGAACCGCCGTGGTGATGGTATCGACAGCACGCAGCGCGTCGGCCAGTTCGGCGGTATTGAGATTCAGAACAAAGGTCGGATCGCCGGGTGGTGCTGAGAAGACCACCGCCTCAATCAAATCATGTCCCTTGCCTTCCATCGATTCACCGCCAAAAGTGATGTGGGCGGTGTTATTGTTCGGGTTGGTGACCGTAAATTCACCATCCTCATCGGCGAGTTGTTGAATAGCTTCTTGGATTTCCTCCGCGCCGTCTTCGATTGATAGCTCGCTTGACTTTTTGAAGCCACGGCGGAGCTGATAGACACCTCGAAATTCAGGGGTAATCTTCAGGGCCTGTATCTCATTCCATAGAGTAGTTCCATTCCTACCTCCTGCCTGCACCCGCGTGATGCTAGGTGCTGCCGGGATGCTGTTGGAAAATGTCGATGTCGAGGCGAGCGGTGAGCGGATCAGGCGGATCTCGTGGCGCGTCTTGCTGCCGACGAGGAAGGAACGCACCCGCACATGGGCGGTTGGCTCAAGGCTCACCGAGGTGCCGGTGATCGGGTACTGGGCCTCGGTGACATCCGCTACATCGACCAGCCATGAGCCGTCTTTGAATGTGACCGTTGCTGTTGAGGAGTAGACTTCTTCAAGCGCGGATTTGACTTGGGCGGAGGTCGCGTCGAACGAAAGCGGGGAGCCAGCGGTATCGCCATCGACATAAAGTTGAAAGGTACCAGCGGTCGGGCGGGCATCGACAAAGCCGATGCTGGCGCGAATGGAGTTGATATTGCGTAAGACCTCGGTTGCTGTGCCTTCGATCTGCTTGGAAAAGCGCATCCCGATGCGGACTTCATCGCCTTGGACAAGCTCCGGCAGGGTAAGCGTACTGCCCCCGAGGTTGCTGTTGAGCTTCCGGTTGGTGAGATCTACAAACGCGAGGACTTGCATCTTTTCCCCTGCCCTCGCGTCAACTTGTTGGATTCTCCTCCTCGGTCACAAAAATATCGACCCCGAAGAAATTGAAGGGGAATGCTTCCATCCGGTAGGGGAAACTCGGGTTGAGTTTCTCTGCCTCATCCAGTCTTGCCTCTTCCGCATCGCTGCGCTTCCTAGCTAAGCGCCCTTTCTTGTCCAGGCTCATAGCGACCAAAATGCCCCTTTCATGCTGCGGCTTTTAAGGATTTGAAGCGCCGTGTTTAGCTGGTTATTGAATGGAGCAAGAATGTTGTTGATTATACCAGTAGCCACACCGCCCGCGAGAGGGACTGGGAGGCGGATCGGCTCAATCGGCGTGAGGTCTGGAATCTTTTGTGGAGAATGTGCCAGATTCCAGAAGTGGTTGTATTCCACATACGGGGTCCATGAGGAATCCAGTTCGGCGTCTGGTCCAACTCCCTCGGGACTCACGAAGTAAATAGTGGCCAGTTTGGTAAAGTCGTATTCAGGATCGGCAGTCCCTCCTATCAACTCCAAGGGTGATGTTGGTTCTTCCGGCGGAATGAATTTTTTTTGAACGCGCAAATACGCGTTTTTCTTCATCTGGCGTTCATTGTTATAGACGATCTGAATAGCCCCCACGATTCCTTCATCTAGGCTGCCAGGGTAGATTTCAATCTTTGCCGATAGACGGTCTTTCCAGAGAGATATATCGCAGGCCCTTAATCGGCGGGCTGTTTTGATGTCTTCCTGTCCTCTGATGAAGCTGATGCCATCATCGATGTTACCAGTGATTTGAGTGTTTGCCGAGGTGACACCTAAATCAGAGAAGAATTTCGGGGCCGCCTCATAGGTGAGCCTTCCAACTGAACCAGATAATTCAACTTCAGTCATGCCAGTGGCTTCTGCGCCGGTTCCAATCACGCGCGTCTCGCCGATCTCGACCAACGGCCATTCGGTTAAAAGGGCGTCAATGGTCTGCTCTGAGTTTTTGATTTCCTCATTAGATTCAGCCAGTCGAGCAAGTGTTCGTGCGCTCGCGTTCTTAACGCGAGTGGGTATTTCCACCTCCACCCCATTGACGAAACCCGGCTTGATCTTGAAAAGCCATTGCCCCTTGCTTTCCCCCTCCACCCCTTCTTGCCATGACGGGGTTATTTTCCACGGGTGTGACCACTTGCTGGGATTAGGCCCGGCCTCGAAACGAATCGGCAACCTCCGTCCGATGGTATCCACCATCGAGTTCCATGTTTCATCGCGAATGACTGGAATTTTTTTCACACCGGATAGAAGAGGTGACGATTTCCGGTTGTGGCCGTAGCCAATTTTTGAGTCTGGTACAGGTAGCGCATGTTGTGGTGGACGATCTGAAACGATTCCTCGACGGCGGTTCCTGATGCGTTGAGATAGCAAAGCGCCAGAGGGTAGTAGCCAGCCCCATCCTTTTTATTCCCCTCTGCGGTTTCTGTCTGAATAATTCGCAAATCGGTTTTAGGGTCTTCTATCCCGCCATCGTCGTCCGACATCACGCGAAGTGTGATGTAGAACTTGCCGCCTTCTTGATTTTTCAAATCCAACTTCATCGCCGGCGCTGGCTTCTCTGGGTCGAACTTGTTGCCATCGTCGTCTCGGTTGTCGATGCGCCGCCAGTTCTTGGTGACCACATCGAGAATGTAGGGCGTTTGGTCATTCACCGTTCCCGCTCTTACTGACGCTGTCGCCTCACTCGCCCCAACTTTGAATGGGTGCCTGTACACATGTCGCTGTTTCAGCGCCGTGACGATCGTTCCTTTGGGTGTCTCCCGAACCTTAACCCCTTCACCTGGCACAACCTTGAGCGTATCAACCCATCGCACCAATCGCTCCCACGCGGTTTGGATCCTCTCACCCTTCTGGACTTTGATTTCCTTGATGTCCATTAGTTGAAATTGCCAGCGTTCCCGTCGGTATAGACCTCCTTCGGCCATTCATAATACTCGGAGAGCTTCCATGATTCGGAAATCTGCCAGACATTTCCACGCTTGGAAATCTGCGGCGGCATCTTCATCCAGTTGCGCTTGCCTGTATCGAGGCTGTTGAATTGGGGTGGAGCGTCTGGCAAATTATTATACAGCTTCCCGATGTTGCCGATCACAGATTTTGGTAGCGTTTTCTTGGTGTAGCTCACTGATGCTATACAGTTCATCACGATGTAGGTTTTTACTCCATACATCGGGTTTCTGTTGCCTCCACCTGACCTGCTTCTAGCACTAAGGCCGGAAGCAGCTTTAGAACCTGCTGGAAGATCGACGGGAAATGACCAGTCTTCGTCATAAAGTTGATCTCCCACTCTATTGATCGCACCATAGGTTTTCTTGATCTCTTCCCAGTTCCAATGTGAAGTGATCGGCTCCTCGGCCATCTCAAAATCAAGACTCCAAACGGTGTTTTCTTCGTCGCCGTAGGTGGCGTTGTTGGATTCGGCGCTGCCGCCCTCGTAGGTGACAGTCACGATGTAGGAAGGATCGGCGCCGTCATTGTTGCATGCCCATGTCCGCGAAACCTCTGGGCAGTCTTCATATGCCCCTTTGCCTACGGTGTGTACTTGAGCGATGCTCTGGACATAGTAAGGAACCACCCACTGGATGACGCCTTCCTTGCTCTTTGAGCCGGTGGTTCCTACGGTGATGAAATTACTGGTGCTCATGCGAAAACGGGGATTTGAATTTCGGGGTTGGTCGTCTTAGGTTTGGTATTCTCCTTAATCGTCCGCAGCAGGGATGTCTGCCGGCGGCTTTCTTCGAGGATGCCATCGTTGGCCGCGCGGCCCATCAGGACATTGGTCGCCTTGGCGACGCTGCCGAGTTGGCCTGCTACTGGAGGGCCAGACGAGCCCGCTTGTTTTGGTTTGTCCCTGCGGTTTTTATCCGCCTCATCAGCGGCAGCACGGGCATCGACCATCTTGGCGGCGGTGTCCTTTGCTTTGTCGCCGGTCATGCCGAGCTTGTTGAGAGCGACGATCTCTTCTTGGATTGCTTTCTGGCGTTCGAGATCGGCGATCTTCTTCTCATCACCAGCGATTCGCGCGCGGACCATCTCGGCTTCGAGTCGGTAGGCTTCTTGGGCAAGTCGTAGCTCTTCAGCCTTGGCTTGCTGTGCGGCGCTTGGGCCTTCCGGCGCATCGGGTTGGGTAGGAAGGATTGGCTTGTTGGCACCGCGCTGGTCGCGGAGTCTGCGTTGCTCTTCGTTGAACGATTCGAGGTTAGGGTTAGCCAGCTTCGGGTTGGAGGAAATCGAGATCTCTTTGAAGAGGCTTTGGATCCGGGCGATGCCATCTTCGATTTGGCCTTCGGTGACGCGGCCTTTGCCTTTGCGGATGTATTCGCTTCTTTTTTCTCCAGCTAAATTGAACGGATCGAACCCGTAAATCTGTTTGAGTACTGGTAGGTTTTCAATCGCTCTAGATGCCGATTCGGTGGCCTCTAGGAATCCTCGCGTGAGAGCTACTTTGAATCCAAGCACGACCGACTCACCGATGAGTTCGCCGATCTTGACCAGTCGTGATGTATCGCCAGCGAGCCCTTCCGATAAAGCGGCGGCGAGCGTGCTGCCAACTTCGCGGATCTTGGGCGCGAGGCCGCTGAGTGAGGCGACGATCTGCGGCGTCATCGCGGCCACATCGGCGGCGAACTGGGAGAAAACCTCGGACATCGGCTTACCGACCTCTTCGAGCATCTGACCGATCGAGACTTTGATGCGCGACATGCCGCTTGCCGTTGCGTTTGCCGCTCCGCCGACCTGCGTTTCGATGGCTTTGAGCACCTGGTCGAATGCTTTGGCGCGGTTGCCGGTGGCGGCGAACTCTTCGGAAATGGCTTTGATCTGCGAGGTGGTCAGTGCGCCGGTGCGCTTGAGCGCGGCCAATCCCTTCTCTGGATCCTCCAGCGCCTTGCCAAGTTGCACGGCGTAGTTTGAGGCGTCGCCACCGAAGACGGCTGCCATGTCGACGGATGCTTGTGTGGCGCGGTCGAATGCGCCACCAGTGGTGCCGGCGGTCTTGGCGAGTTCCTTGAAGGTCGCGAGCTTTGCCTGCGCCGCCATGATCAGGTCACCATCCACGCCTGTGGCGAGCTCAGTGGCATCGGCCATCTCGATGAGGCGAGATGCGACATCACCGGATTGGGTGCCGAAAAGGCCCATGGTCTTCACGACGCTCTTGATGCGGTTTTCCGCCTGAAGTCCTTCTTCGCCGATGCTGATTAGCTTGTAGGTGATGCCACCGATCGCTGCGGCTGCGCCTGTGGCGGCGATGCCTATTGCACCGACGCCCTTGGTGATGCCGGAGAAGGCCGAGCCGATGCCCGAGCCGATCGACGACATCGAGGTCTTGAGCGAACTTGCCGACTTTTTCGACCGATCGATCCCACGGACAAAGTCCGAGGCGTTCAGCGTGAGCTTGGTGGTGATCCCTGCCATCTTTTCAATTCAGTAAGGTGTCAATCAGGACAATTTTTTTGCCGCTTTCTTGAGGAAATTGTTCACCCGGTTCTGCATGGCACGGGTTTGCCAGCGCACGGCATACTGTATTCTTTGGTCGATTAGATGAACATCACTTGCCCATTTTACCATATTGCTGATCGTTGCTGTAATTGTAGTGGAGGTGGACTTGATGTCCGCATCACCTGGCGCGTCATGCCTGCCGATCCAGCTTGGCACTCGGATCTTGCCCAGTCTGCGAGCGGCGGATGCCCAGCCAGATGCTAGGTAGCCGACACCCTTCTGTTTCACCTTGATGAAATTGGTGATCATCGAGCGGGCTGCGCGAGTTTGTTTCACTGCCCGCTTGATGCGGATGTTTCCCCCTCGGCGCTTGGTGTGCATGATGTTGGCCATTTCCGACATGCTGCTGACCTCCGAGTTCTTCGGGGTGGATCCGATGAAGACATTGCGCACATCGCTGGCAATCGCGGCCTCCCCCAGTTTCTTAGCCTTTACTCCGCGCGTCTTGCCGTTGCTCGGCGGCGTGATGTCCATCAGTTTGCGGACAACTCCCCGCGCCTGCTCTTCCATGAGCGCGCGGCCATCGCGTTTGGAAAACTCACCGAGCCTTGCGGCCATGGCTTGAAACTGCCGGATGTCAGTTTCCATTGCCCTGTAATACTTGGCCATCTTTTATTCGCTCTCAGAGTCAACCAGTCCGTCGATGTAGCTCAAAAGCGAGTCTGGCACCATTGCCTCGATCGTTTCGGTGGTCACGGGTTCCAGCGTCCAGAGGTTCGCGGATTGCAGGGCGCAGTGGTAGTATTGAAGTGCGCGGGAGAGCGGTAGCTTCCAGAGGATGAACTCCTCACTCCAGCCGGTCTCCTTGGCGAGCATGTAGACCACGCTGGCGCACCAGCCGGGGCTCAGGACTTTCCCGGCGGCGTTTCCTCGTCGCTTTTGTACTTCGACTCGACGCGGATCTCGTTGGCCGCGATCTGTTTGCCGATGCGCTCGATCTCGGTGATGATTTCGGGCAGGCGGTGAAATTCGATGCCAAGCGCGTAGACCAGCGCCGCTTTGCCGGCGGTGTTGTTGGCGATCGCCTCGGCGACCTCATCGACGGGCGCAGACTGCATCCACACGAAGGAATTGATCTGCCGTTGCAGCTCGATCTCGCTGACGCTGTCGCCATAGATCATCGAGATATTGAGCAGGTCGGCAATCTGGCGCGAGCCAATGGAAAATGGCCGCATCTTGATGCCGCCGATAGTCTTGCTTTCGCTCTCGATCATGCCGAGCGCGATCATTTGATCTCTGGTTTCCATGATTTTAGAATATCGAAAGGATCTTTTCGCGAATGCTCTTACTCTCCGGGTCGTTTCCTGACGGAACAACAGCCGTGCGATTGCCTTTTCGCAGCAAGTACATGGGCAGCATGTTTTTGATTTTATCCACAAGCCCTCGCTTGTTTTCATCGAATCCACTCATGTACGAAATCGGATGATTTGGATTGGCTTCGCACCATTCCCGCGAAAGAAATCTTTTCCTGAACTCCATAATTGTGATTTCTTCCTCCTTTGGAATTGGGATGAACTTCACGGTTTTTGCCCCATTCATCATCCATGTGACAGTGCGCTTGGGATTTCCGCCGACATCTTCGATCGTGTCGGAGAAGGCTTTTTGAGTAGCGAACTCGCTCCCTGAAGTGAGCGCGCCTGCAACCATTGAGGTGTTGCGGCTCTCGATAGGTGGGGTGTCGTAGTCGCGCACGATGGCGACCGTGGATCCTTGTCTCATGGTTGATTTTAGGTGGCTCTTACGAGCCGGTTATTGGACGATCGGTGCTGCGTCCGGGTAAACGGTGCCGCTGATCTCGAACTCGTTGAAATCGTCGTTCTTTTCGCTCAGTTTCACCGAGGTAATGACAGTCACACCGCCTGCTTCGATATAGTCGGGGATGAAGCCTGCTGCGCTGGTGTCACCTGCTTCGACTGTGGTTGTGCCACGGCCTTTGACGGTGAACTCGTAGGTGGGATCGAAAGTCTTGGCCGCGCCAAATCCGCCCTCTGTGGACATGATCATCTTCGACTCCATGTTCTTGGTCGACTCGACGCTCTCGATCAGTTCGGCGGATACCGACTGAACTCCGATTTGGTTGAAAGTGATTGCCATGGCTTTGAAAAATTAGATTTCGTCGTAGATGGTCGCTTGGATCTCGAACTCGGGGAAATCCTCGTTGCTCTCGCTTTGCTTGACGGAGGTGATCATCGCCACGCCGAGGGCAACGGTGCCGGGTACGACTGCTTCGATGTCGGCGTCGCCCTTGCCAGTAATTGTGACATTGCGCGTGATGAGCTTGCGCGGTCCGGCAAAGACGGTGACACCCTGCTCGTCGCGAATGGTTGCAACCTCGACAGAGGAGTCCTTGCTCGACTCGCTCACATGTCCGGTGTTCGGAGAGAGGCCGTGTGTGTTATTGACTCCAAAAGTCGCTGGCATGATACACCCGCGTGGGTGTCAACTTCACAAGCGGGTGACGCCGATGAGTGCCTCAATCGATGTGACCCAGCGGCCATCGTCTGACACAGCGGCGGTGTGATTAGTGATGTGGAATCCGCGCACCTCGATGGCGGTGATGCCGAGGCTCTGGGCTGAAGGCAGCGGCTCAGTAAATGCCTCTCTCACCTCGTCCACAATATCCATGTGGGCGCTGCGGGTGCTGGCATCTGCCGGTGATGATATGGAGACCTTGACCGTGGCTTTATAGAGGCTGCCGACGACGCCTTCCACCTGGTCAGCGAGTACCAGAACGGCGTGCGATTCTGGCGTGCGGACATCCGAGCTGGTGCCGGTGAAGACCTCGATGTCATTGCCGAGGTTGCCGACGAGCTCGGCGAGATAGTCTTCGATGTGTTGGTTCATGGTGAAAAATTAGCGGCGCGCAACTCGGTATTCGATGACGCCAGCACCGGGCTTGAGCATGATCTCTTCGACCTTGTAGCGCAGATCGCCGATGGTCATGGCGCTGTTCTGCGCCGGTGCTGGATCTGGTAGGTGCGCGACCAGCATGCGGACGCTGAGTGATCCGTCCTGGGAGAATCCTCCTTCTTCGAGATCGATCTGGACGCCACCCATCGAGATCGCGGCGACATACTCCTCTTCACCGATGGTGATTGGTACGCCGATGTCATCGAGGATCGATGCGAATGCCTCGGCGGCGGCTTCTTGAATTAGGTTCACGCTTCACGCGCGGCGTCAAAAAAGCCCCACCCGGAAATTTCCAGATGGGGCTTTCTACTTAGACGCTACCAATGAAACAAATTACTTCTTGGCCTTCTTCGGCTCGGGGGCCTCTGCGGCTTCCTCGGCTTCTGGGGCGGCAGCGGCTTGCGGTTGAGTGCTTGGGCGGAAGATGCGGGAGATGTAAGGCATGCCACCGCGATAAAGCTCGCGGCGAGGTGCCTTTTCTCCAACTTGTGCCACCAAATCTTTCGCTTTGCCGAAGTCGTAGCCGCAGTAGATCACCGAAGCGTTTGCATCGGTGCCGCGAGCGGCGTTGTACTCCACAACAAGATTGAGAACTGCCATTTTCGTAAAAGGTTGGATTGAGAAAAAGCCCCCGGACCGATGTTGTCAGTCCGAGGGCTGGGGGGAGGATTAAGCGGAGATCACGCGGTGACCGGCGAAGTCGGTGATCGCGCCGGCGCTGCCACCTTGCTTGCCGACTGCGGAGCCGTAGAGCATGGTCACGGTGAGGGTGAGATCGAGCGTGCCTTGCTTCTGGCCGAGGATGCCGAGGAGCGAGAGACCGCTGTTCGGGTCGGTGACGACTTCGGTCGTGACGACTTGCGGGATGCCGTATTGAGCGGCAAGCTCGCTGGAATCGTCAGGAAGGCCGGTCCAGATGACAATCGACTCAGGTGAGAAGAACGCACCAGTGAGGTTGCCAGCGGTCGGAAGGTCGGGATACTCGACGATCTTCTCGAAGCCACCAAGACCCTCAAGGACCACATAAGGGTCGCCAGCGAGGCGTTGGCCGTAGAAGTCGCCCGAGGAGATGCGGGTGTCGGCCATGAGGGCTTCGGCGAAGTCGCTGTTGACGATACCGTAGCGCTTGGCAGGAGCTTTCTTCGAGTTGAGAGCCTTGCGAACCGTGCCGAGTGTGTCGCGGTCGGTGTTGGCAATGGTCTCAGTCGTCGACTGGCTGACATTCGTGGCGGTGAACTTGGCGAGGGCCGAGTCGACCACTGCTTTGGCAAGCACATAGGCAGCATCACCAATGGCACCGGCGAGCGCGTCCTTCTTGTCGGCGATCGCGTTGAGGTGAGTGAGGCTGATGGTGACATGCTTGTGACCGTCGGCGACGATCGGCACATCGGTGAGCAGGCTACGAGCTTCGGTAGCACCGTTGAAGTAGCCACCTTGCGCTGCATCGTAATCAGCAGCGCTGGGGAGCGTGCGGATGTGAGCATAGCCGGATTGGCCCTTCTTCATGCGGGTAGCGGTGAAGTCGGTGGACATCATGCCCAAAGCGGGCACGCGGGTTTTGAACGAGTCGAGCGTTGAGCTCAGGATCTCGGAGACGGTAAGTGTGGGCATAATTGTGGGGTGTGCTTGGGGTTAAAAAATGCGGGGATTTTAGTTTGAGCCTTGGGCCCGGAGTTTTTCGGCGAGCTTGCCGAGGCGGTACTTTTCGGTCGGGCTTGTGGTCGCCTTGATTTCGGCGAGCACGCTGTCGAGCGATTGGGCTTCCGCGTTGTCCGGCGACACATTCACGGGTGCGCTGGAGCTACGGCTTGCGATGGCGGCGGCCTTGGCGGCCACTGCTTCATCGAGGGAAAGTTGATTGGCCTTCAGTGCGGCGATCTCGCCTTGCAGCGTTGCCAGCGTGGCCTTGAGGTCGCCGATGATCTCGGTGGCGGACTCTTCCTTGGGCTCCTCAGCAGGCACGCTTTCGGTTTCGCCTTCAGGTGCGGATTCAGGAGCTGCCTCTTGCTCACCTTCCGGTGCGGATGGGGCGGCTTCGTTTGCGATTTCCGCAACAACGGTCTCGACCGATGCGACGACTTCTTCGGATGGGGTGCTGGCGACTTGTTCGCTCATGCCATCTTCCGCAGTGTCAACTGCGCGAAGCGGAGAGGATCCGGCTTTGCCTGCTTGCGAAGCACTGCGCACCACGGTGGCGAGGCCCAGCGACTCGGCCTGCGGGCCGTAGAATGTCTGCCCTTGCATCGCCTCGGCTGGGATCTTCCGACCTTGGCGTGTGACGGCGGATTTGAACTCAGCAAAGACTTGGTCGATGCGCTCTTGGATCAGCTCGCGTTGCGACTCGGTGAGTGAGGTGCCAGGGAAACCTGCGGCTTTGAACTTGCCGGTGGTGAAAAGCTCGACCTTCACGCCAAGCATCTCGGCGCGTTTGCTTTGGTCGATGTGCGGGACCATGACGCCGATGGATCCAACCGATGCCGAGCGCGTCATCGAGATGCTGGTCGCTTGTGATCCGAGCCAGTAGGCAGCGGATGCCATCGTTCCGGAGGTGTGCGCACGCACCGGCTTGACCTTGCTGGCTTCGTAGATTGCATCGGCGGCCTCGGGGGTGCCGCGAACGGTTCCGCCAGGAGAGTCGATGTTGAGAACGATCGATGTGACCGCTGGATCAGCGGCGGCGCTTTCAACGGTGGAGCGAACTTCATCGAGACTCGTCGCCCCGAGCATCACGCGATCGAACTCGTCGGTGGTCGGAAGGAGCGGACCAGTGATCGAGATTGTGGCGACGCCATCGGCAACGCTCATGATCGACTGCGGTGCCTCGCTCTGCGGCAGGGTGAAGAGTTTGCCGGCGGCCATATCCATGGCCAAACCGATGATACCGTCCATTGCCTCCGGGGCGATGGCCCACGGCTCCTGTGTCAAAATGAGATCGCGTGCGTTCACGCGATGCGTGGGGTGTCAATTCCCCATCACTTCGTAGGCCCGGTCGGCGCTTCGACCGGCGGGGTGGCAACTCCCGATGCGAACAGCATCTGCAAGGGGATGTTGTATTTCTCCGCGAGGTCTTGCAGGTGTGCGATGTCGCGGGCGCGGCGTTCGGCCTCCTCCTCAAAGTCCATGCCCAGCTCGGCAAAGTGATCGGAGAGGGTCTTGAGACCGGCCTTCACATCCTCGCGGTTTTGAAGCGACTCCCGACCAGCATCGACGGTGACGCGTCGCGGGGTGACGACGGAAATCTTCCACCATCCTGCAATCAGCGGGATCTCGCCACGAGTGATGGCGTCGCCGATGACGAACTTCCAGACGGGCGTGAGAAAGCGGCGGATGAGGATGTTTTGCCTGTGGGAGAATCGGCGATCGGCCTTGGCAACCACCATACGGACTCCGGCGCCACCGATCTTGCTTGAATCTGCGGTGAACTCGTATGGCACCACACCCAACGCCGAATCGCGGCGAAGGTGATCGAGAAACCCGGTAAAGGTGGGCGATGGGCGGTTGGACTCGAAGGGTTTGAGTTCCTCTCCGGGCTTGAGTGCGACCCACTTGCCGCCGACGATCTTTTGCAATGCAGTCGGGTCGCTGTGTGGATTGTCCTCGGCCTTGCCTGAGTCAATATCCAGTCCGCCAAAGCCGTCGTTGCTATCGATCTCGCCATTCTGCGTGGTGATCGCGAACGATTTGTCGGCGTGGTCCTTGAGCGCGTGCTTTTCGAGCGCGAGCAATTCCATCTCATCGCGGATGTGATTTATCGAATGCGCCAGTGATGGCACGCCGCGAGCCGATGATGCGCGCTCTGGGTCAAAGATATGGAGCACCGAGTAGGCCGGAAGCTCGATGAAAGTGCCGTCATCCTGGCGCACATTGTACGAAACTGGTCGGCCATAGCCGTCAAAACGGATGCCATCGACCGTGCCGTCGTTGTTCCCGCCGCTCACGCGGTGGCTTTCGATGAGTTGGATCACCGGGCGGCCTTCAACGCGGGTGAGATGGACGAAAATATCACCGTCTTCGTCGATCGCGCGGCAGATAAGCATTTCGCACTCGGAGAGGGAGAATCGTCCCGTCACCTCGCACTGATTCGACCATTCCTCCCAGTAGTCGAGCGCGCCGGCAATCCACTCGCGGTCTTCGGTCTTTGGCTGAATCTTGAGACCATCGCCGACCGAGTAGACGGCCATGTCGAAGACCATTTCGCGGGCAAACCCGCTGTTTTTCATCAGATACCGGCTGCCTTTGATGAGTTCGTTGCGTACCAGTGGCGTTGCCTCCTTGCGGTGGTCTTGCGGAGCTGCGGCGGGCAGGCGTTGGCGAACCGGCGATGGGTTTACGCTCTCGTAGGGTGACCATCCGAAGGCTGAAGCGGCGGACTTGGTGATTTTTTGCAGCAGGTTCATGTTAGAAATTACCTATGGATGACTGACAGGTGCGGCGACTTTTGCCGTATTTAAAAGGGTTCAGCTTTTGTAATGCTGATTGGCACCACTCTATGTCGGCTTTAATTTCCGAAGGCTTTCTGTAAGTCACGGATGTCCCGCTTTCGCTAAAACTAGCCATGGCCTTCTCGCTTTCGAGGATGTGGCCCTGAAGCTTGTTCCATAACTTTTCTTCAGTCCAACCGATCAGCTCCTTCATGAAATGCGGCAAGTTGTCAATCAGCGGCGGCTTCCTGCTCGGTCTCGCGGCCAAGGATTTTGAGCATGAAGGCAAACACCGTCGCCATCGCCTCACAGTCGAGTAAGTGGTTCGGTCGTTTCTGGATCCGCGACCATTGCCACTTGTCGCCGTCCTTGATCCGCATCTCGGATTCCATCTGGCTCAGGTACGCGATCTTCTTTTCGTCGTTGTCGACCTCGGCGAGAGCCTCGACCGGCACCTCCCATGTCGGGCCTCGGCTTGGATCTTGATTGCGGCGGATCCGCGAGAGGGCGTCTTTGATGTTGAGGTTCGACCAGTAGAACATCTGGGCGACTTTGCCTGCCGAGCAGTTGATCGAGCGCTTCGGTGAGTAGAACCGATCAAGCGACTTGACCCGGACGCCGACGCCGAGGCGCTGCTTTAGTCGGTGAGTCCATGTGGCCTTCCTGTCACCCATCAAGGCGACCCAGCCATGCTCGGCGCAGCGTTGGTAGACCTCGTAGGAGTTGAATCCGGCATCGACGCCGACGAGCGAGGATGAAACGCGGTACTTTTCCTGCTGTTCGAGCAACTCTTCCCAGGTGTGGGCTGTTCCCCAGTCGATCCGGCGGCTGGATCCATCAGGACTCCACTGCGTGATCAGCCACCAGAAGTGATCCATTTGAACATCCACCGTCATCACGCGCAGCCGAACCGGCGGATCGTCATCCTCATCCGGCACCCGGATTTTGCCACCGATGATCGCGCCTTCCTTTTCCCAGGCTAAATCGCCGCGCGCGTAGGTGCTGTCGGTGATCTTGATCGAGAAATCCTCGGTGTATTCGGTGAACGGAAGAGCAAGGCGCTTCTGCCAGAAAATTTTGAGTTGCTCCATGTCGCCAGTGCGTGCCGACGCTTTTGCCCGAAGGTAAATCTCGGCAAGGTTGCCCCATGATCCCGCACAGAGGCCATTCCAATGGAAGCCGACATTCGACTTCGCCGCTCCGGGGTTCTGGGAGACATAACGCGCGCCGTTCAGAGGGTTGTTGAGCTCACGCCGTGATCGGTCGGTATCGGGAAAGCGGGTGCCACACTCGCAGAACATTTCGGTGGTCTCGCGGACCCGCTCGTAATCCCACGCGCCATCTTCGAGGCGGCAATCCTTCGACCATTCGATGTTTTCCCATTTCCATGGCTGCGTCGTCTTGCAGCTCGGGCATCGCCAGCACCATTCACGCTGGTCGGTCGATCGAAATTTCCGATCGGTGTCGTCGTCCACCTCGCCGGCCTGCGACACGAAGAACCTTTTTCCCAGCCACCCGAAGGCGGTGACCCGCGCCTCGGCCTCGGCCATGTGACCGGATGGCCAGCGCCAGGTCTCATCGCCGATCAACCAGCGGATCGATCTCCTTTGAAGGTTGGTCTTGGAGTGAGCACCGAGCACCCAGCCGGTCATGCCGTTGAGAAATGCGACCGAGTTGCGCTTGAGCTTGTGCCTTTCGGTCCCTTGCTGGCGCGGCAAAATCTCCCGAATCGGCGCGCATTGCTTCCAGAGCACCTGCAGACGGTTTTCCATCTGATCTTTTGCGTCGGAGTCTGTCTGGTCGAGCCAGAGCATCGGTCCGGGCGCGTTCGCGGCGATCCAGCAGGATCCAAGCTCGGCGGTCATGGTTTTGCCCGCCTGAATCGCGGCAATGATGGAGACGAGCGAAACCGAGGGATCTGCCAGCGCCTCCAATGGTTCGCGGATCCATGGAGAGTTGCCCGACTGGAATCCACCCGGCACCGGCGAGTATGGGATCGACTCGACATGCTGCTCGCACCACTGCCACGGCGGCCGGCGATCGGTGATCACATGCCCAGAGCGCAGGATCTCATCGAGCAGGTCAGTCGTCGGATTTCTTTCGTCCTCTGGTTTCAAGTTTTGGGATCTTCTTTTGATCGCCAGAGTTCATGATCGCGATGTACTCATCGACCACCCTGGCCATTTCTTTGCGGATGTCGACCGCATCTCTGCCGACCAGTAGCGGCGGCAATTCGTTTTCGAGCTTGTTCCGAAGCAGGGCGTTTGCCTGTCCGATGTGATAGAACCACCGCTCACGCACCGCGTCGATCGGGACGAACTGCCCCTTGCGAACCAGCACCTTGAGCTCGCGGTCCTCGACCTCGGCCAGTAGCTTCCGAGCCCGCAGCGCCTCGCTATCCATCAACTGCTCTTCGCGGGATCCAAGTGTCTGCGATCCGAGCCCACGCGATGAAATGAAGTTGCGCCACTCCGTCACCGAGTGACCACCATTCGGGCGCGGCCTCGGAGCCCCGTCGAGCTTCCGCCAAACATTCAATGTCTTTCGAGTAGTGCCCAAAGCCTCCGCCAGATCGACCACAGTGGGTACAATATCTGGGGTTTGGCGCTTTTCCTTGGTGGGCGTTGACATGGGTTAAAACAGGGTCTGGTGGTACCCTAAAAAGAGTTTTCTCACATTTTTTCAATGTAGGTCCGGAAAGCCGCGCCCTCGGACCCCCCTCCAAGGAGACTCCTTACCCCCACCCCCATGCCTGTATCTTGTGTGGTCTGGGTCATTTGAGTGAGTCAATTGCCTCGGTGAACTCGGTGAGCTGTCGGCTGACCTCGGAGGCCATAGTGAGGTCGCCGGCATTGGCAATCGCCTTGAGTATCCGCGTGTGGAATTTGATGGCTGGCATCATATCGCGGTGCAGGGCGTAGAGGTTGTGGGGCGGTGCCCACTCCAGCCACTTGTCTTCATCCAGCTTGCGCTCGAAGGCCATGAGTCGAGCCACATGAGCGCCTGCGGTATCGATGCCACCACCTACCGGCTTGAGCATGTCGTCGTCGGTAGCGACGCGGCCGAGTAGGATCGACTTGCGGAGCTTGTCCCGGCTGAGCTTGTTCTTGATAGCTGTGTTGAGCCACATGTCCTGATCGTGTGATGGCAGGGCCGCGACTGCTTTGTGGTGCTCGAACTTGAGCACGGCCTTGCGGTTGGCTAGTCCTACCTTGCGGGCGACCGTGGCGATGTTCTGGAGGGTTGAGACCTCTAGTCCGGTGATCTCGCTCCAGCGGGTGTACTGCTCCCCTCCGGGCAGGGTGGAAAGGTAGTTGATAGCGTCTCCGATGACCCAGTTGGCTGAGTTCCTGATGCGGACTGCCTTGAGCATGATGTCCTCGATCTCGGAGTCGGTGGGTGGGGTTTCCCCGAACATGATGCCGACCTCGGTGACGACGGCGGATTCCGACTCGAAACCCGGCAATGTCGGGTTGGCGGCTAGGGTTTCTGTGACGATTTCCATTTTCATATCTTAGATTTTTGGAGGCTTTTCTTTCGGGCCGTGCTGTAAGCCTTGCGGGCATCTTCGGACTTCATGGCACGGCTGGCATGGATGCCGAGCATGTCGGCGAGCTCGATGCAGCGTTTGCTTACCGCTGCCCTGGTCAATCCGTGGCGGCGGGCGATGTCGGTCATGGAATCGCCGGAGTAGGCGACGCCGGTGACGAGCATGTAGCATTCGATGGTGAGTGACGGGTTGCGTTGGCGGGCGAGCTCATGGAGGAACTTTCGGATGACCTCCATGGTGTACTCGGTCGAGGACTCGGCGTAAGCGTTGGCGACTTCGATGTCGCCGAGGGCGGGATCCCAAGTTGATGCGGTTGAGCTCTCCGCCGCGTCGCGTGAGAGGCCGACGCCATTCGACGATCGAGCGAGGTCGGGTTTGTCGATCCCCATGCTGGCGACCTTCCTTCGCTCTTCGGGCGAGAGGCTGGCGATCCACGCTTGGTACTCTTTGGCGTACCGAGCATCCTCGCGATCTTGGCGCATGGTGTAGGGATCTTCGTCGCTCATGGCGGATTTGTTGTCATTTGATGCTTTGGGAGGATTAGTGCAAAAGGTTTCATCCTAGGATTGCATTTTCTTCTTTTTGATAGGATCGAAGAACTCGGCGAGTTCCTCCCGGCTGATGGTTGGCCTCGATGTGACTGGCATCGGGATCGTGTTCGGTGGCGGGCGTGATGCCTCTTGGCGCTTCCGCCATTCCGATGCGTAGTTCCAAACATCGCCGACTGTTTCCAAGAACTTTGTCCGGGTGCGTGGCTGCCATGCTGGGCGGCCTTCGGGGATCTTGGCGTGCATGTAATCCTTTAAGGTTTGCCATTGGGCTGAATTGAGCGCGGAAAGGGTGCGTGACGCCGCCGCGAGGAGTTTTTGCTCCGTGTATCCCAGAGGAAGCCCCCAGCCGCTCTTGAGCGATTGTACGCGCTTTTCGAGATCGAGCATCGATTGAGCGTTTGCGGTGGGCATGTTCTCGGCATAAAAATCCTCCGCGCTCTCGCTCATCTCCCCTTGGGGGGTAGGGGGGAGAGATTCTATTTCCTTTCTATTCTCCTTCTCCTTCCTTTCTATGGGTTTTTCGTTGGGTTTATGTTGGGTTTCTCGTTGGGTTTCTCGTTGGGTTTCTCGTTGGGTTTCCTGTTGGGTTTCTCGTTGGGTTTTGGGTGGGCGACCACCGAGCTTTCCATTGTTTTGTGCTGCTGCTTGCTTTGCAGGGGTGCGTAGTTTTCCAAGCTCCCTGAGCTGTTGCACCTCCCCCTCTTTCTCGATCGGATAACCCCAGACGACCAGCGTCTCACCATCCCATTGCCAGAGGTCGCAGGCACTTTGTACTTCGTCTCTTGTGACCCGGACGAGCTGTTGCCACTTGCGATCGGCCCAGCCAGCGCAGGCGGTGATTGTGCCACCATTCTCTTGCCCGATGCAGTAGCGCAGCAGGCAGAGCCATGTGGCCCGCTGGGTCGGATCGCTTCCGAGGAAGTTCTCCGAGTCCAGCGTTTGAATGCTTAAGTTCAGCCAGTTCATGTTGGATCAGAATGGAATGTCGTCGTCTTCGTCGCTTATCACCGGTGCCATCGCTTGACGGCTCGGGCCGCTTTGCTGTGGTGCCGGGCGTTGCTGGTATCCGCCATCCTGTTGCTTCGGCTCGTAGAAAGCGATCCAGCCGCTCCACTCGGGATTGGTCGGAAGGGCATCGAGCTTGAGCGCCATGCGCCCGTCGTTGCCTTCCATCACCGCTCCCACGGTGAGGTATCGCTTTTTCTTCTCGCCTTGCTTGTTGGTGTATTCGCCGATCGTGGCGACTGCGTCGTATTTTTTGGTCATGTTGTTATGGGGTTGGGGTGAATGTTGAATGGTGAATGGCGGGACGATGTGGCCACATCTTTTCGGCGTCCGGGTTTCCAAGGTTGCGGGGTGGCTTCGTACTTCTCCACCATCCCCTCCCGACCTCGATGTGCTGGCGGCTGGAAAATCCTGCCCAAACCAGTCATCCGTGTCGCGATGCCGCCGCCATTCACCAAAGGTTTTCAGTGCAGCGTCGGGATGTCGTCCTCGAAGTCGAAGTATTCGCTGATCTCCTGCATGATCGCATTGTGAACAGCGCCTTGGATCTGGATTTGATCTGGATCTTCGTCGTGCTTGTGGGCTCGGTGCCATCCGTATTTGATGCCGTTCTCGACGGCTTCACTTAGGACTCGGTATGTTTTCGGTTTCATGTTTTTATGGGGTTGGTATGGGTGAGATGAGAATCTTGATGCCGGGTTCATTGCCCCAGTACTTCGTGACACGGAGGTCGGCGACCTGTCCGTCATCGGCGTAGAAGTTCGCTTTTGTAAGAACATCGCCGACGAGCTTGACGAGGTTGTCGGCATCGGGGCGTTTGTCGTTTGGGATGCGCCCCCATTCTTTCCGGCGTTTGCCTTCGGTCTTGCGCCAGGGGAATGTAAAATCGACTTGCAGCAGGATCGGGCCGTCCAGGGGCTCGGTTGGTGCGTTCGGTTTGATGAGTGTCATGAGATCGGCCTCGGCCTTGGCGTGTTCCTTCTTCGGGAAGAACCTCGGTTTACCTCCGACCATGACCAGTCGCTTGGTCTGGCTTGTCGCTGTCGGTGGAATCATGGGCAGGAAAAATTCGATCATTTGTTGAGTTTCTTTCTGAGCCAAAACACGGCGGCGTAATACGCGATGATGAGGCCGAGGGTGATGCTCTTGGGTGTGCGTTTAGGTTTCATCGTTCAGCATCTTGAGGTGAGTGATAGCTTCGCCGATTTTCTGAAGGTCGAATGACCGGCAGGATCGTATGTAGTTCGGGGAGAATTGCCGTCCCTCATCGGTTTCTTCGACGATCTCCAGCAGGGTGATGATCGTGTCGGTGTGTCGCCGGTATTGTTCGAGCTTGTCCTTGAGCTCGCGGCACACGCTCGACACCCGGCAGGCGTAGGTGATGCAGTTGTTGCGCTCCTGATAGACGGATGCGACCGCCTCGTCATAGACCGATGAGTCATTGTCGTGGTCCGGCGACATGAACGGATTGTCGTCGTGCGGCCACTTGGACTCGCGGCGGTACAGGCCGTTGCGCACGCGTTGCTCTTGCCAGTGAGTGAGGTAGATCTTCTCCCACTTGTTGTTTCCCACATAAACCTCGTCACCATCTTGGAGTCGCTCGCCGCTCCGCAGCATGCGGCCATAGCCGGGCTTCCACTCGACGCCCTTCGGGTGCCATTCTTCCGGCTCGGTGGTTTCCTTTTTGCGAAACGCGGCTTCGTAGTTGTCGCGGTAGGCATCGCCGTCCACCGGGCGCGGGGCGTCTCCTTTACCTGCGCTCACTGCGGGCCTCCTTTCACTTCCTCGACCGCTTTGCGTAGCGCGGCGATGTAAACTCCGGTGTGTTCCACCTGTTTCCAGAATGGCGTTTTCCAGCGATCAACCACGGCAAGCGCAGCGTCTGTTAGTCTCCCCAGCTTTTCCATGGCCTCAATCGCTTCGTCGATGGCTTCTCCTATTCCCCGCGGATCGGGTTGTTCCATATCCTCATCTGACCTTCGCCATAAGTTGAAATCACGCAGGGTTTGGATGGTTTTTTGAATGTCACTCATCGCTCCCTCCTTTCCATTTCTTAATTGTTTTTAGAAATGCTTCAGCGCGTTGGGCTGCGGTTGCCATATACATACAGTTTCTCCCTTTAATTGTTAGATCGCAAAGCTCGTTAATATATCGACAATACAGTGCAGTATCAAATACCTTCTCCGCTTCGTGCATTGCGTTGAGGTCGTTGCAGTAGTTGGGGAGGTGATAAGCATCACGGTCTTCTTGTGGCTGTGTTCCCATCCATTTACCGTGGATAGAATTGTAGCGAATAGAGGTCCACCCACACACTTCCGCAATTGCTATGTTTATTTGTTCGTTAGTCATCGCTCCCTCCTTCCACGGCTTCGAGGGTGTTCCATAAAATCCTGTCAACAGAATCACCAGAAGTCAGTTTAAGCTCATCTCTGTGTTTTCGTATTGCCTCAGCCAGCCTGTCGCGTTGCTCTGTGACCCGCATTGCCGCCAAAAGCGGTCCTTCATGTGCAGTCGCGCCCAATGCTCTCCTAGCATCTTCGATAGTCGCCC